TCATCTCAATACGACCAATATTGATATGAAAATGCACACATTTATGTATGCGCTCTGCAAAGTCTATTGCTGCAACAGCTTGTGTTAAATGGTTTTTTAATGGTCTAATTGCACCGAAGCATCCAATATTAATATGCGGGGAATACTCATTTGTAAGAACAGGTTGTATCTTTTTAGGCAACTTGTAGTAATTTGGTAAATATACAATCTTACGCTTAATATCTTTTTCATTTTTCAATATAATATTTAAATCACGCATACAACGCAATGAGTTAACACCTAATACAACATTTTGATGTTTAATATATTCAGGTAGCCATTCCATTGCAACTCCTTCATTTGCAATAAATGGCATCTCACTGTGAATTCGTACAACCCACGTTACATGTGGATGTAATTGCTGTAATATTGAAAATTTTGTAGGAGTTACCCATAATGCTTCAATTATAACATGTGTTGGTTTAAAGGCTGCTACTTCTCGGTCAATATCATTATTATCAATAACTACTACCATCTTTGATGTAATGTTATTAACATTTAACATATCATTGACAAATGTTGCTGAATTTAATAAACCGGTAGATAACCCATCTTGACTATAAGTAACACTTAAATTGAAGTCTTCACGTCTTTTTAATATAAAAAGCACACGAGGTATGGTTTTTATAGGTTTTATTACTGGTGGTTTTTTTGATGAGAATAAAAATTTAAAAATGTCTAGAATGGCCATAACAATATCCCTGTGTTTGAATCAATATTTAGATTGATATTTATCAGGTGTCTTATTATGGCTCTAATTTAATTATTTCTTATATTTTACATATTTAATGGTACCACAATCCCATACACGGTCAATATTATGGTTAATCATGTTTTGATATTCTGTTAGATCTGAATCATAATCATCAAAAACTTTACCTAGCAGGTCTTTACGAAACCCCCACCTGTGCGTGCGATCACCACCAATAATATAATAATAAGATGGGGTACTTCTTGTATTCTCTACGAAGCCTAATTTTCTATACACATTACCGTCTGACCATCTAATATCTGCATAACTGAATATGTAACTATAATCAAAAGTTCGCTCAGCGTAAGTTAAAAGTTTTGAAGCGATACCTGGTATATTATAATTGTAGTTAGTGGCAAATCGACTCAGCTCCAAGCTTTGATTTTGAACACCATCCTTTTTATAATTAAACAATATACGAGGTTTACAAAAAGTCATAACTGCGACTAACTCTCCGTTATAGTATGCACCTAGATTATATTTACTAACATCAGCTCCTTGTATGTGAAATTGATCTAAAAATTTATTCTTATCTACAGCATCAATTAATAAAATATTACACTTACGAGCATACACCGTGATGGTGGTACTGCACCCTAATAAATGTTTAATTTTACTTAATACTATTGTACTGTTATTAATCCATTCATCTTGATATACTTGATACAACCGATACCCTTGTTCTTTAAAATTAATGTATTTGTTAAGGTTATACAATTTATTTTTTGTGGTTTGTTCAACATGATCCTTAAACAAACATAATTCAAACGCTTTTTTATAAGATTTAAAAAATATTATATTATTTTTAATTGTTATATTATTAGATAATTTACATAATTCGAATATAAACCAATCATTAATAGAGTTGTGTTGTAATAAATCCTCAAATACAACAGGGGGAGTACCACACTTTTTACTTTTACTATTATTTTGATACCACGGTAACATTTGTAAATTTGTATAATGAGCACATAATTTTGAAGGAATTTGATTATCAAAGCAGTACCTAACTGACATAATATGATCTAACTGATAACCACCATCAACCCCTGATAACGTACGTTGATTATTTTCAGGATTTATAATATCGATATACTTCTCGTATGTTCTAATAGTATGAGAAGCAACTCTAGATTTGTATATAGCCCATTCAGATGCTGTTTCAAAATATTTTGCAGATCTGATTGCATTATGATATCTATAAAAATCTCGTTTAACTTCAGTGTTACATACAGGGCACACCACACCATTACTTGTTGAAAATAAATTATCAGGCGTTACAAAGAACTCATGACCACAATTATTATTACGAACATAAATCTTCTCTTTTTGTGACCGCTTACCGTCATAATCACTATCTAAAATTTCTATACCACGAGATTGTACACGATCTATATTTTGCGATCTAATTCGCTCATATAGTTGATTTCTTTGTACTTCATTACATTTTGGACATTTTCCGTAAGAACTACCACCTTTCTTTCGTGCTCGTATTTTAGATCCAGGTGTTGCATACCATTCATGATCACACGTATTACATTTTAATAAATGTTGTTTAGCTGCACCCTTATATTCACCTAATATTTTAATATTGTTATTATTTTCAAGTTTTTCTATATATGAAGCATCCTTTTTAATATTACTTAAATGTTGTTTTAAACAGGATGGGCATGGATTTTCTGTATTTAATTTATATCTAAAGATACCAGTAAATTGAGTACCACATGAGGTGCATTGGAACTCGTTAACATTATATAATCCAGTAAAATCAGATGTTAATATAATATTTAACTGCTTCATACGATCATGATCTTGTGATGATACAGATGTTACTATTCTCTTAGTGTATCTATCTGTACATTGAGGGCATTGGAATGAATTAATATTATCTTGATAAATATTGTATGTAAATATATGACCACAATCAATGTGCTCTAACTGCACTCTCTTATGATCATTTTCAATATCACTAATATATTTAAATCCCCTATCAAGTAGAATTGCTAGTTTTTCAGTACGAGCACGAGTTTTTTTATTAGCAACAGCACACTGAGGGCACCCATTAGTATTATGTTTTTTAAACCCTCTTACCATAGAACTGACTGAAGATCCCTTATCCCACTCATAATTACATATTAAACATTTAAAATGATTAGGGGTATGTGCAGCATTAACGTACTCACTTAATAATTGAATATTGTTTGATTGTAATGCGGAAATTAATTCTTGTTTTTTTCGTTCTTTAGATTCTGATCTAACAGATACTGTCATAGTAGTATAATATGTTAAAAATAAGTTAGTAAATATAATACTATATTTTAATAACGTTATCCACTATTTTTAGAAAACATAAAAAAACCACTACAGTTAACTGTAGTGGTTTTTTTAACTTCAATTAAATCAATAACTTATGCTAATGATAATGAATTAACTACCAACTTGCCGTAATAATCCGCAGAATTCCCGAGTGATGTAGATTTATTAACAAAAGTTGTTTTTCCATATCTGGTCATTAAGCTGATAACAGGTTGAGTTGTTACAGGGTTCATAATAACACCAGCAGATGTTAAAGGAACGTATGGGCAATAGAAGTAACCAGTATCAGTCTCACCGTTACCACCTTTATAACCAACTAAGATTTGGTCATTACCTGTACCACCAACATCAGTTGCTTGTACATTGTTCCATAAGTAGCTATAAACTTTGATATCACCGTTTAAGGTACCAGCTAATTGAGTGTTATTTGGACCTTTGAAAGAACCAGCAACTGCAGGAGCGAATACAGATTTAGCAGCAGTTTGTAATACAGATACAATCATTGGAGAAACAACAATAAAGTTAGCTTTACCACGACGTGTTTTACGTGCAATCTCATTCGCTACATAGTTGATCATAACACCTAAGTTAGCTAAACGATCACCAACGAAAGTAGGTCTATAGAAACCAGGACCAACAGGAACAGAACCATCAAAAGATGCAACAGTACCAGCTAAAGATAATAAATCAGTGATGATTTCATTATCAATCTCTTGAACGATAGTTGCAGATAATGCTTGAGTCATTTCATTCTCAATGTTAATACCATGTTGAGCTTGAATGTCTTGCATCGCTTCGATTGTCCAGCTAGCTTGTAATTTACGTGATTTCGCTTCAACAGCTTGAGAAACGATTTCAACAGACATTTTACGTCCACCTGAACCTTCTAACCAAGAAGAACCACCACCGTGTAATGAACCAGCAGCACCGAAAGGACCAACAGAAGCAGCATCTAAAGCAGATGGCCAGCCAGCACCTTGAGCGGTACCAGTGATGTTACCAGGAGTAGGAGCACCAAACCCGCCAGCACCAGCAGCTTGAGCTGCATCAGTAGCACCTGAATAGAATCTACGGATATAGTTGTAGTTACCAAACGCTTCAGGATCAACTGAAACATCGATATCACCAATACCATGGTCGATAGGGCCAGAGCTTGCATTAGTAGTAATACTTTCTGCGTATTTGTAACGTAAAGAGTATACTAATCCAACAGGACCAGTCATAGGTTGTACACCAACAATTTCTGTCGCAATAGTACCTGGTATAATACGACGAATCATTGGTATTAAAATTTTACGAAAACCTGCAACAGCAGATGTATCAGTTGAACCAGCAGAAGCAGTTTCAGCTAATACTTGAGTTTTTTGGTTTTCTAATAAAGGATCAAGAATCTTGCGTTGTGTATCATTCAAACCTTCTAATAGGCCTGATTTAATCTCACCCCAATTTTCAAAAAGTTCATTCATTTGTTTAACTCCTGTGTAATCAATTGTTTAATTTGTATGTATTTATTAAATTATTAAGCAATACCTGCTAACTTCTTGAATTCTAATACTAAACCAGTTGATTCAGTAGTAGTAGAACTCACAGATTCTGTAACAGGAACAGCTGTATCTCCAGTTTTAACAACACCTGATTTCACAGTAGTAGTTGTTGCACTTTCTGAAATTGTTGTTTGTGTAGACTTGTTAGAATCGTTAGATTCTTTAAGTACACGGTTGATAAATTTACTATACGCTTCTTCTAATTCTTCAGTAGCAACAGATTGCAATATTGTTTCCATGATATCTTTAGATTTACCAGATAATGGCGACAATACTTGTTCTAATTTTACTTTACGAACTAAAGCATCTTTATCTTTTCTTACATTTTTGTATTTTTTACTTAATACATTAATTTTTTCTTTCGCTTCACGTAATTCACGTTCAGCTGCTGTAGCATCAACAAAATGTTTACGATATTCAGGTAAGAATGCTTCAAACACTTTACGTCCGAATTCATTTTTCTTAACTTCTCTGATATCATCGCGCATTTCATCAAATTCTTGTTGTAGACGCATTTCTAAGAATGTATCTAAACTTTCAACTAATTTAGCCATATCAGCTTGTAGTTGTTTAGCCATACTTGCTTTTTCAGCAACAATTTTCGCTGCATACTCAGCTTCTAAATCACGGAAATCAGAAATGTCTTTACGTAATTCTTCCATTTCAGCTACTAAGAACTCATTAATTTTTGCATCAACAGCTTCAATTAACACATCACGTTCTGTAACCCATTGCGCTTTTAATTCAGTCTCAACTCGTAACTTAGTTTCTTCACGCACTTCTGCTTCAACTTTTTCAAGTTGAATTTGAAATGCATCTTCAAGTTCTTTCTTGCTTTCTTCAGAAAGAATCTCTGCCTCTAAAAGTTTTTTAAGCAGTTCATTCATCAGCTATACTCCTTAATTAATAATTGTATATCGGTTTAATTACCTTTTTGGTTATTGATTATTTATATTCAATAATTAATGTATTTATACAACTTTAAAAAGTCTTTATAAATCAATTAGTTATAAATTAATATATTTTTAAAACTAACAATTTATATTTATTGTTCTATACAATATAAATATACAGAAACAATGTATGGAGTATACAAATGGCACAAGAATTGTTAATTGAAACATTAGCACCTGAGCAATGCGGTATAATTCAAGAATCTTCTAGTGATGGTAAGAATTTATGGATTAATGGTATTTTCGCCCAGAGTGAAATTAAAAATAGAAATGGTAGGGTTTACCCAATCAGTGAAATGAAAAAAGCCGTTGATAACATTAATAAAATAATTAAAGAAAATAATGGTATTTTTGGTGAACTTGATCACCCAACCACTATTACTATCAATAGTGACCGCATATCACATGCAATTACAGAGCTAAGATTAGAAGGTAATAATGTATATGGTAAAGCAAAAATATTACCTACCCCAATGGGTCAGATTGCAAAAACATTAATTGAGAGTGGTGTTAGAGTAGGTGTAAGTACAAGAGGTACTGGTAATGTTACTAATGAAGGGTTTGTATCTGAATTTAACTTAACTACTGTAGACCTAGTTACTACACCGAGTGCCCCCAATGCATATCCTTCTTCTATATATGAGTCATTAGAAGATATTAAGAATGGTAGAACTATTATGACACTAGCTGAACAAGTGCGTGAAGATAAAGATGCTCAAAAATATTTAAAACAGGAAATTCTAAAATGGATTAATACTGGATGTTTTAAACGCTAAACACAAATAAAAAAGGGAGCATATGCTCCCTTTTTTCACGACAGAATTTATAATTATTCTTCTTCGTCGCATTCCTCACAATCTTCATCTTCTTCAGACTCATCTTCTGATTCTTCAGACTCATCTTCTTCAGACTCATCTTCTGATTCTTCAGACTCATCTTCTTCAGACTCATCTTCTGATTCTTCAGACTCATCTTCTTCAGCTTCGTCTTCCTTTACTAAAACAGTCATTTTTTCTGATAACACTTCATGTACCAGTGTTTTTGCAGTAGCCATGTCTTCATTAACAAAAGAGTCTAACAAGTTCATTAATTTTTCTTTGCTCATTACTTTATCTCCTAAGAACAATTCATTGATAATTGGTATAATATCTATTTATACAATATATTTTAAAACATTAATTATGTCACATTATCTGTGATATAATATTAAGGTTTTACTGGTGGTGCCTCAGCTGGAGGTGGTTGGTTACCAGCTGGTGCTTCTGGTGTCATTCCACCTGACTCCATTCCACCCATATCTTCACCTTCATCACCTGGAGGTAACTCACCACCCATATCTGGTGGCATTCCACCCATTCCACCCATTCCACCACCTAATGAAACACCTCCACCCATTCCACCCATATCACCACCAGGTGCAGTGTAAAGTTTTTGTATCATTTGGTCAGCATCAGGATCTAAGCCACGTTCTTGTTTTAATAACTCTTCATTTGTGATGATTTCATCCTCTGATAATTGTAAGTATCTAGATAATACAAATCGTTTTGCAAGATATTGAACATTATCTACACTACTTAATACGTTCAATAAAGTACTGTCCATCTCAGCTTGCTTATATTTTTCATAATTTGATGGAGATGGTAATTTAATACGGTATAGTGATGGGTCTATATTAATATTACTACTGAATAAGAATGTTTTAAATTCATGATCCATAGTATCTTCAATATGTAACTGCAACCTCTCAACAAACCGCGCGAATTGTTGTTCCTCTACATAACTTGATCCAATTTTACCATCATTAAAAATACCACCTCCAGATGAATCAGGTCTCATCCATGAAATAGGTACCCTTAACCCTCTGATTACTTTATTGATAAAATAATCTAAATCATCTAACGATCCCTGTGAATTACCACCAGGTAATACATCTACCTTTGAACCCTTACCATCAGAGTCTTGACTTAAAAATATATCTTCTAGCATAGACATTGGGTTATATACACTATCCATACTATCACCACCATTCATATTATTCGATGGTATTTTTTTCTGCCTTATTTCATTCTTTATTGTTTCTAAATATTGTTTCTTACGCTGAGGTGGCATTTTACCTGTGTCTATGTAAAACACTCTTCGTTCTGGGGCGCGTTGTATTCTATAAATTACAATTGCATCCTCTAATAACTCTTTTTGTTTATGTGCTCTGTATACATAACGCAATACAGACTCACCAAATGGTGCTGAATCAGACATGTCATCATTTAAAGAAAATACTACCATCTGCTCAACAGGTATGTATTCAATAGTATATTGAGACCCTAACGCTGTTGTGGCAGTCCCCGGCATTCCTGGTGTAGTGCCACTTGTTAAAGAAGATGGAGTTTTAGAATCTGTCCTAACTTGATATCCAATAACATCAGTTACATCTTCTGCATCTACAACAGCTGCAATAACATTAACTGATGGAATCCACTCCCATTGTTTATAATCATGTCGCTTAATAAAAAAACAATCACCGTATTTAATTGCTGTTCTTGCAATTTTAAACAAACGACCTCTTGAAAATTTATGAATGTTACTCCAATGTCTTAAAGCTGCTCTTAACGTTAATACAATGTTATTATCTATATCCTGTGTATCTTCAGCCTGCATATCTACATCTAACACCATATTAGTTTTAGTGTTTGGTGTAGTCATTTCTTCAGCAATGATGTCTAAAGCTCTTGCAACCTCAACATCATTATCCATAATATCGTATTCACGATATCTGGTAAGCCTGGTGGCAGATCCCATTACAATTCGTTGGTACCAGGTATATTGCCCGTAGGCAGCTGAACTAGAATTAATATTCTGGTTATCTTGTACTGCTGTAACATCTGAAGATGTTGTAACTATTTTGTAATAATCGGAGAAGTGTCCCATAATTTGTACTTTACTTATAAAATTAACATATTAACTATTTATCTGTTTAAAAATCTAATGCAAACAAACTTATAAGTTGATTTTTTAAGTAAAGTAGTATACTATATCACCCATCAAATAACTCCACAGGAGAACATATCATGAGCACAACATATGAAAAACAATCACTATGGGATATCATTGTAGCTGGGTGGTATATGTTTTGTGCATTTGCTATGGCTGTTTTTCTAGTGGAGTCTGTAATCATCTGCATTAGAAGACCATGGTGCTTACTAATTAGCTTAATTATAGGTGGCAAATTAATCATAGTTAGTCTTATGTCACATATGCACGGATTATCTATGTTAATACCAGCTGCTGTATTAGCTGTTTTTATTATGACCTCATATTATGCAGATGAGTACAGAGATGAGTATCTTAAAAATAATAATTTACAAGCTGAACCATTATTTCAATACAATTATATTCCTTGGTATACTCAAATAACAAGAATATTTGGTTGTAGTTTTGTAGTATGGTTTACAGCACTTGTGTTTTACGAAACTGATACTATGCAATACATTGTTACATTACTTAAACATTTTACTTAACTATGATGCAGGGTTTAAGAATTTCTCTAACCCTGCAGCTCTAATCCTCTCTTGCTCTACCGTAGTGTACAATTCAATAAATTTTTCTAAACTAGAAACTTGATTTCCGGATGTTTTATTAACATTTTGAGTTGCATTTATTAGTTGATTTAACTGATCGTTAACTAATTGTAAACTCTCTGTTGATTTTTCAGCGGAGGTTTTTTCAGTTTTAGATCTGGTATCATCTTTTGTAGGTGGTGCAATAGGTGCTGATTTTTTGTACTGCTCAGCTGTTTCTATTGCAGCAGCAGCCTCTGAATCAAATATATTAGCTATAACTTTACCTACCCCCAAATCTTCCATAACATAGGCCCCAATATCACGCACAGTTTCAGAATTATTGTATGCTAAAGTACCTACACCGTATCCAACCGCCCCTGCACCTAATGCTGCACCAGTCATTGGGTTGGATAATACTGCACCACCTCCGGTAAGAGCTGCTCGTCCTATATTTGCTGCAGCAGGTATTGCTTTAGATGCTGCACTAGTTACAGCAGGTATTGCTTTGGAAGCTGCACCAGTTACAGCAGGTAGTCCTTTTGTAGCCAAAGTTACACCTGCAGCAGTTGTGAATATATCAGCAATACCGGTTCCAATAGCACCTAATGTACTACCCTCGGTTCCTTTAATGGCACCGTGCATCCACATTATTGCTTCTTCTAGTTTATTAACACCTGTTGTTAGCTCTGTAGTGGCTTTAGTGTTTGCTATCTCAGCATCCATTTGAGCTGTAACTTCAGGTGATAGCGCAGTGGCTTCCATTCGAGCTGTGTCAGTTTTTAATATTTTACCAAATTCACTAGACACAACAGATGAATTAGATGTGAACGCTGTTATTAATTCATCTATAGCTTTTATTTGGTTATCTGCACTTGATATTATACTATTTCTTTGAGCAGACATATCTCCAGATAAATTTTCTGTTTTACTAATTAAATCTAACTGAACATTTTTTTGTGCTTGCACTTCTGCACCTAAAGCTTGCACTGCTTGTGGTAGCAATTTACGTTCAGCATCAGACATATATTTGTCTGAGCCACCACTTGCAACAAATGTATTAATTACTTTACGTTGCTCATCCGTTAATTGTTTACCAAATCGACCCACT